CCACCAGCACGCACCCCCATCAGATCACGACAGCCGTCAGCGTGATCCCCTTGGTCGCCGCAGCGTCGACAACCCCTTGCCGGTGCTCGATGGGTACATAGCCGGGCGAGCCTGCCGACAACGTGTACTTGACGTTGCCGACCGTCACCTTGAGCACCGATCGCCCCGTGGTAACCTGCAAGCCCGCAGCCACCTACCGCCCTCCGACCGGGCTGAGGTCGATGTCAAGTCGTGCCGCACCGCGACGCGGAGCGGGTGCGGGTGGCGAATCCGTCGCCTCAGCCCGTGGCCATGCGCATCGTGGGCACGTCTGCACCGCCTCGATCCAGCCGAGGTTGACGAGAGACTGCAGCGTGTTCCACCCGACGACATCGGTATCGCTGAGCACATCCCCGATCTCGTGCGTCATCCCCGAGATGCGCCGCCGCACGATGTACTCCACGATCACACGACCGCAGTGGCGAAGAAGGTTCCGAGGTCGGGCGCCACGATGGTCGGCGACACGGCCAACTCACCCTCGATGCGGACGGACTTGCGGAGCGGAGCGGGGATCTCGTACACGACGCTGCCGTTGGCGCTCGCACCCAGATATCCAGTCCACGTGAAGTGGTATCCGGCGCTCGGCATCTCGGTGGACGGAGCCGGCGCGGAGTAGCAGAGCAGCGCACCCTTACCCATGAGGAACGAGTACACGTCGCCCGTGGGCGGGGACGCGCCCGACTCGGGGGCGGTGTCAATGGTCGCCCTGCTGACCAGCACCTTGTCCAGTCCGAAGACCGCGGCGAGCAGTTCCTCGGTCATGATTCCGCGCTGGGTGTACTTGATACGGTCGACCAGCTGCGGATGATTCTTGAGCCCAGCCCACGTCTGCCTGCCGATGACCAGAGTGTTCGGGGTGAACCCGGTCAGCTGCTCCATGGCCGTGGCCTGTGCCTCGACGTCCTCGATGGGTGTCGACGAGGTGTGGTTGCTCCACTGCGTGAACTGCGTGGAGGTCGGAGACGTACCGGACACTCCCGTCATGTCGGTCGTCCACACGCCCGCCTTGAAGAACCCATCAGCCCAGAGCTTCTCCTTGAGCAGGAGCAACTGTGTCGTGCACCAGCGCGTCTTGTTCCGGCGCGGATCCTCGGGCGGCATGGCGTTCGCAGCGGTCTGCGCGTCGAGGTCGGAATGGACCGCGTAGGGGATGATCGCGTAGGTCTTCTGCTGCAGGGTATACCCACCGCCTGCGGATTCCTCTCCGGGAGCGCGCGGCTTGGCACGGATGCTGTACCACGCGCCGCGGTCGTAGTAGTCGTACTTGCCGGTCTGGTACTGGACCGGGACCGTGGGGAAAACCTGATCGCTGATGAATGATGTCGCATCCTGCATGAACGCGACGGCCATATCGCTCAGCAGCGGGTCGACGTAGACGCTGTTCGGGGTCGGCTGCATGTCAGATGCCTCCCAGCGCCACGGTCACGAGCGCGCCTGTGACGCCCGCCTCGAGTGCAACCCCATGGACGATGTCGCCGCCGGTCGCAGTCTTGGCCTTCCCCGCAGTGTCGGTCGTCACATTGGCGAACTGCGCGATGGTGGCTCCGGCGAGCCACTTCGTGATGCTCGATCCCCGCCAGATCGAACACGGCTGTCCGGCCCGTGGGTTGTTCTGCAAGACGCCCAACGAACGGCTGCCTGCCGAGGTGTTCACCACCACGGCTCCCGATGCCACGTCGCCCGCAACTGCGAGAAACTGCGACCCGGTCATGTCCGCGAGAGCGAGGAGGGACATGATCCCGCCTGCGCCCTGTAATTCGAAAGCCATCTACTGGTCCTCTGCTACAATCAGGGAGGTGTGAAGGTATGTCGCAAGTGCGGAATTGCCCGTCCCTTTGAGGACTTCGGCCTCCGTTCTAATCGAAAGAACGGACATGGACTGCAGGCCCATTGTCGTGCCTGCTGTCGCGCCTACTATGTGGCTAATCGCACCCGCATCCTCGCCCGGAAGGCAGAGTACGGGGCTCGTAACCGACCGGCCGTGAAGATCAAAAATGACACATACAGACGAACTCACGCAGTCGAACTCCGTGCCAAGCGGCTGAGAGAACGAGCGAAGTGGAAGGTTTGGGAGGACCGTCGTTCCGAGCGCCTCGCTGCTGGGTTCGTTGCGGACGTGAACCGCGATGACATCGGAGACCGGGATGGATGGCGCTGCGGTATCTGTCGTCGCAAGGTCAACCGACGCCTCAAATACCCCGATCCCTTCTCGGCATCGGTTGATCACATCGTGCCCCTGTCTCAAGGCGGGACGCACCAGCCCAGCAACACGCAGATCGCGCACCTGCGCTGCAACATCTCGCGTCATGCTGGTCGGGTCTCTGCACAACTTCCCATGCCTTTCTAGCCAGCCGCGGGGGGAACGTTCTTCTCGGCGCGGTACGCGGCGACAAGATCAGGATGCTGTTCGCTAGCCTTGAGCATGGCCTGCTCGCGGGAGAGCTTCGGGTCGGCCGTGCGCAGATCCTCGGCGAACTTACGCAGCCGCGAGTAGGAGGTCTCCGGGTCGGCCTCTGCGCCTGTGCCGAGTTCCGACAGTGACACCGCGCCGCCCCTCACCTGCGGGATGGCCTCGAGCGCCTCGATACCCACGGGATGCTCGCTCAGCCGCAGCAGGCGGGTGCGGTCGCGCACGCCGTTCTTGGCGGAACCGGCGAGGCTGTCGAGCACCGCCGGGGGAAACCGCTTCGCGAGTTCACTCAGCCGAACCGTAACGCTGCGGATCTTGTCGTCCTCATCGCGCCGCTTCAGCTCCTCGCCAAGCCGTGCGACCTCAGTCTGCATCGTCTCGCGCTGGAAGGTCTCTGCGGCGAGCATGCGCTGCATCTCACCCATGTCCGCGCTGTGCTGCGCGGCAGTGGTCGGCTGTCCCGGAGTAGTGGGAGGCGGCGGCGCAGGGGGCGGCTGTGGTGCCGCGGGAGGGTCGGTCTGCGGCGCGTTGGGTACCGGGGCAGGATTGGCCGGCGCTCCGGCCGGCTGGGCCGGGTTGTCGGCCATGTGGGTTCCCTCGCTGTAGTAGGAGCGCTGATACGGTGGGACAGTCCCGGTGGGGACCGGGGAGTAGCCATTGCACTGCGCCGCCAGGCGGCAGCATCCGGGGAGATCGCCGGGAGCATCGCCATCGCCGTCTGCGAGCACGCGGGTATAGCCGGGACAGCGGTTGTATTCGGCGTAGGGCGGCGCCCAACTGCACGGCGGCAGATCAGCCATGTCTGCGGAGGCGTCGGCTGCGGCGAAGTCGATCGCGGCACCGTCTCCCTCGGCGAACAGGGCGCGAGCGGTGTCAGCCGCAACACCGGAGAACACCGTCCCCACCTCGCCGAGTGCGATCAGCGCCGCTTGCGTATCACCGCTCTCTGAGGCTGCGAACTTCGCGCTGAGCCGCTTGATCTTCGGGTGGTTCGTCAGTGCCAGTCCACTCGTATCGCCATCGGGATCGTTGGGGTCGAGACCGAGGCCGCCGGGGACGACAGGGTAGACCGTGCCGGACACAGGATCTCGCCAATTGAGCAGCAGAACAGGCGATGTGTGGGCGTACTCGTTGTTGGCGACGAGCTTGTCCGTGCCCTCGTTCCACTCTGGGACAGCAACCAGCCGCTCGGGGTCGGAGGGGTGCCAGTCGAGTGTCTTGATCCACCCTACGGCCCTGTTCTTGTCGTGGGTCTCATCGATGATCGGCAGGTTCTGCCCGTAGGCGTTCGCATCGAAGAGCGCCTTGAGGTCCACGAGGTCGTCACGGGTGACCGTGATCGGACGTCCGTGGTTCAACTCGGGGAAGGTCCACTCCCCGGTGCACATGTAGTCGATCGGCGCGCCTTCGGAGAGCTTGGCCTGCTGGGGGAACCGCAGTGCCATCACTCCGGGCGAGGTCTCGCTCATCGCGGCGACTGTGGGCAGGAGTTCGGAGTTCGAGCCGTTGTCCTTCGCGTCTACAACATGCCCGTGGGCCTTCGTGCCGCTGACCGGGTGAGAGTGCTTGTACGTCCCACCGCCCGCCTTCGCGTGAACGTGCTCTACGGCCTGCGCGTCAGGCTCGGCTGCCTGGGTGGTCTTCGTCGTGGTCGCCACGGGCGCAGGATCGCCGGGGGTGTGGGTTTGCCCGCGCCAACCCGCTGCGTCAGGAGCAGAGATGTAACGAAATAGCGCAGATGTAGTGGATAAGGCGGCTTTATCGGTATACTGATGCCATGAACACCACCGCAGACGCCACGACGGCCGGTCAGGAACTCACCGCTGAGCTTCGCCGGTACTTCCAGATCGGCCCCCGGACACGTCAGTACCGCGACAGTAAGTACACCCGTCTTGCAGATCGCATGGTTGAGGCAATCACGGAGGCGGCCACGCTCCCCGGCTGCTACACCCCGCGCACCGCCGATCCTCTAAGCAAGGGTTACGCCGTGGCGCTCGGCTACAGCAAGCACATCAAGGGCTGCCGGATCTGCCCGACCAAGATCGCAGCCATCTCGGCCATGAGCCCATGGAGGTTCTCCGGATTCCTCGGCGAGATGGTAGACGCTGGCATCACCAACACCGGAGAGGCTGAGCGGTTTTACACCGAGTGGCAGGCGGCATGAGGCTCCGCATCACCGTCCGA